GGTCGGGATTCTGAGGATCATGTTTGGCGATATTGAGTATGGTAAAGTTGGCATCTTTGTTTCTTCCCTTTAAAAAACGAATATATCTACGCTTACAGCTGCACTCGAGTGAAGGTACAGGTTCACCGCGGGTGTTGGGTTGCTATCCTGTGTATCGTAGAAACTCGCTGCTACTCCCCTCTGCCTTACAATCCACCAGCCTTGAAGCTTCCTTCCAAGCTTGTGGTTCACCACGTTGTTGCCGGTGACCAATGCAACATTCTCAAGCACTTGCCCTTGGACAATCGGTTGAGCGAGCACTGGATTCAGTAAGGTTGCCCAATTCGACTGCAAGAGTGTCAGGGTGCGGTCGGGAGTTTGGAAAGTGGGCAGAGCCATTACCAACCACCGCTTGAGCCGTTGAAGTTAGCATTTCTACCCCACCAGCTTGCATTCCTGACATCGCTAATACTGTCAGGTCGTCCTGCATCGCGGTTGTTGGAAGATTGCTCAATACGCTGCTTCAGCATGGCTTTTTGGGCTGCGAGAGCGGAGACATCGCTTTCTTCCTTCTGGAGGATCTTGATGGCGACATCGGTGATGACATACTCGAGCCAGCCCGAGATCGAGGTGGTCGTCATGTCTTGTGGGAGGAGGAGCTGAGCCAGGCGTGGGATGTAATTGATCCGGATTGGCTGATTGGCTGATGGTACGGGGATCAGCTCGAGGTTGTTACCCATCCAGCGGTATTGAACATTGAATACACCGTAGATGGTGGAGGCAGAGTTTGGATAGAAGAAGCGGTTGCGGTCGATGTAGTTGTACTTGTCTACGGTCACCCAGCCGTTGTTCGAGACATTGAGTCCCATGTCGATCCCGAGGAGCTTGTACACCGGTGGGGCGACATAGTCTTCGTAAGCACCGGAGATGACATTCTGTTTCTTGAAGGTGACCACACCGTCTGGCATTGGGTAGATCGAGCGGTTTCCGCCTGTGGTGGTGAAGATAGCTGATGGAGCCTTGAAGTAGTCTTCATAGGTGTCGATCAGGAGGTCGTACAGCTCGTACATGGATTGGTTGATGTAGCTGTTGACTTCGGTGAGGGTTACAAAGTCTGATTCCAAGCGGTCCGCTCTCTGTCTTGCTCTTGTTTGGAGTTCAGCAAGCGACATCTCGCCGCCCATTGTTGGGATGACGAGTTGAGCGGAGGTTGGAGAAGATTCATCGGTACCTTGGAGAGCAGTGAGCTGATAGTAGTAAATGGTGCCCAGGGTCACCGTGGTGTCGAGATATTGATTGAGAGTGGGAGAAGCGATAACGGAGAAGGTTACGCCGTCTGTGGAGCGGTAGATGTTGTAGGAGGTGGCACCAGCGACAATGTTCCACTGGAGGGCCACTTTACCGTCGCCCTGTTGTGCATAATAGTTTGAAGGTGCCGCAGGAATTGCCATCTTTACCCTTTAAATATGGCGAGGGTCCGACAGGTGCTTTATGTCTGGCGGACCCTCACACTATTTTACCCGAGGTTATTCGCCTTGGATAAGAATGCTTGAATCGCTGAGGTAGAACGACAGGCTGATCACCGTTCCGTTTGCAGGTTGGGTCAGTACGTTGTTCAAGAAACAAGCGAGGATGAGGTACCCACCGCCGTTAGAAGGCTGAGCAGAGTTTGCAAGCATTACGTTTGGATCACCAACGACTTCGATGTGGTCAATACCAGATCCAGTCGAGAGTGGAACCTGTACGGTTGCACCGCCACCGATGGTGACAGATGCTTTTGCTACGAACGAAACGCCTACTGCTGGGGTTACACCGGCAGGAACACCTGCTGCGAGCCACTGAGCAGCGGTTGCAGTACCGAGGCCGGTAATGACGTACACGCTGTTTGCAGTGATTGCGGTGAGGTTGGATCCAGACAGAGGGGATACAGATCCTGCAAAGCCGGTGAAATAACGGTTGTAGTTATCTGCGAGCTTTACGTAGATGTATCCTGCTGGAGGGTTTGGGTTACCAGTGGCTGGGGTTGCCGAGGTGTGCATGTACACTGCGGAGATCGCTGGACCCTTGAGGGAGCGTTCACCGAGGCCGTTTCCGTTGGTGGAGTCTACTACGAAGTTACAGTCGAGAAGGACGGGCTTGACATGCATGGAATAGATTTTTCCACCGCTGGCCCAGTTACGATTTGCCATTTGAGTTATCCTCTAAATTCCCCTGATTGAGTGGGGCTTATAGCTCCACTTCTCACCGTGAGCTTAGGGGTAGCTGTACGGGAAGTGCCTAGAGGACATCTCAGGGCATCTATTAGGGTCGTGTTGTCCTAAAAAACACCAACCGGCTGTCCTATGGTGCGTTATATCACCCTAAAATCAATTTTAAGAGGCTGATGATGCAGTGGTTGGGGTAGTAGTACAGGTCGCCTACGATGAATTCTAGGGGATCCTGGAACGATTTAGAGGCTAGTGGGTTGGTCGTGAAGATGAGGCGGTCGCCTTTTTGAAAAGGAAGCTGCGGATACCCAGCAGGTAGATCCGCAGCATAAAATGTGGTCGAGTAATCTTTAAGCCTTTCGAACTTTAGTTCGTCTATTTTGACTTCGTGTGTCACTTTTTTTGGCTCGGATGTACCCGAATCCCTTCTTTGTAAAAGTCGGGACATCCGTAAAGGATGCAGGAGCGAACTCGAGGTCATACCAGCCGACGATAGCTTCTACAGCAAGCGGAGTGATGGTAGGGAAGGTTTGCATCACGCGGTCGATCACCAAAGCGTCCACCTCGTTGTAGTAGTCTGGCCGGACCCAAAGGTTCTGGAATAGGTGCTTGGCTTCTTCTTTACCGTACTTCTTGATAAACCACTCCTGGAGCTTCTCCCAGGGACCTGATCCTTTCGCGGTCTTGTTCTTGAGGGTTTTAGGCGATGGCAAGCGTATTGCTTGCTTGAACTCTGATTCTTTGTACATGGTCATTCTCCCAGGTTGTAGGTTGAGGTGAACACCACGTAATTGTGGTTGCTCAGTTTTGTGGAGATTTCTACTCCGGTCAGGCCAGGATAGTCTTTTGTTTGAAACAGTTGCTTCACAATGTCTTCAGGATTGATGTACCTAGCAAGCTTTACGGTTCGGTGCCACACTGTGAATTGATCACCCTGTGCTCGAGGCATCCACCCAGAGTCTGTCACCGAGTCTTCGAGCTTCTGGTTCAGAAACTCGCCATTGATTGAATAGATTTTGATTGTCATGCTTTTGCCCTCTTAGAGATCCAGAACAATGCGTCCCCGCATGTCGGGCAGAAGTCGCCTCTGGTTTTTTGAATACGGCCAAGCTCTTTGGTAGGGGATTTGTATTGCTCTTTGGTATCATCGAATTTACAGGCAAACGAAAAGCACACCGGAAAGGTATTGCGCTTGCCTTCAAATTCTCTTACTTCGTACAGGTCGTGTAGGGGCAGTGTTTGTATCAACATGGTTTCTCCTTTGTTACCATTCTTTTTTATCGCCGTACTGCTCGTTGTCTTCATATCCTGCATTGTAAGCTTCCACTTCTTCTGCAGTCAAGTCTGTCACCTTAGTGCCTTTGTATGTTCCTTCCGGCCATTTGTGTGGGGATTTTCCGCGGCCATAATAGCTATCCGCTGAACCTCTATCGTATGGACCGCCGTGTGTTTTATCGTATTGTTTGTTCATATTTGTTCTCCTTGTAATTAGTTTATGCGGGGTAAAATTCAAAGTCAACGACTTTTTTTAGTCGAGGATGCAATAGACGCCGGACACACCGGTGACTTGTTCAGCCAGTCTGATTGCTTCATCCAGGTCGTCAGCACACACCGAGCCGAGACAAGCTTTATAGAATCGGCTTTTGCCGTTTTTCAGGACAACTTCCACGGTGCCCCACAGAAAAGCGTGGCCCCCTGGGTGGGTGGGGAGAGCACAGACGCGGTTTTGAACGGCTCTCTTGGCGGATGCGATCTGAGCTTCAACCTGTTCGTGGATCGTAATGCGTTTTTTCTTTTGTTCTACAGTGTGTTGAGTCATGTGTTTGTTTCCTTCTTGAGGCACACAATATCGAGTTTGCATATACCCGTCAACACTTATTTTGATAAAAAAAAACGCCCCGATGATTTTTATCACCGGAGCGTCTTTTAGCTTGACTTTAGGTCAACTGATCAGGCCGAAAGTTGGACGACCATATTGAAACCGGGGGCGCTACAGATGAGGTTTCCGTAGTAGCCGATCCGAATTTCGAGGGCGTCCGCGTTGCCGACTCGCAAGCCTTCCAACCCTTCCATTCCGTAGGTCAGAATGTGAGGTACTTTTCCGAGTGAACGGAGTTTCCAGGTAGACATAGTCAGAACGTATGCAGTCTGTGGAGGGCAAGAACGGTCCGCGAGGACAGTTACTTTTCCGTAAGCAGACTGGAACATGATTCCGTCGAATGCTACTTCAACTTCATCGTGCTTCACTTGCACGTACTGAACTTTTGCACCCAAGCTGTTCACGAGAGCAGCGTAGGAAGCGAAGTCCATGATGATGATGTCCGGCTTCGCGCCTTCGCGGTTAGCGAATGCGAGAGCGTTGGTCATACCTTCCTCGATCGTGTAAGACTGAGCATTGTAGCGAAGTCCAGCGAGACGAGTAGGGTCAGCCGAGCGGTTTACGCCCCAGAAGTTGTCGGTGTTAGCAGGAGTGGTCACAGGGAGCCACGCTGCGAGACCAGACAATGCGAGGAACGATCCAGTGGAGGAAGCGCCGGTGGAAGGCAAGTCACCTTGAACGGTGAGGTATGCCAACCCAGATCCGATTGCCCAGTTTGCGGACAGAGAAGCTGCCGAAGCAGTTCCGTACACAATACCGTTTGCACGGTCCACAGCAGTGATCGTCACATAGTCCGCAGAAGGAGCACCACCGTCAGTTGCAGAAGCAACCAGGGTCATGCCTACTTCGAACGCAACGATTTGTTGTGCGTTGGTCAGAGGGAGAACGGTTCCACCTACGGTCGTGCCCGACTGAGTAGAGGATGCAGAAGAAACACCACGGGTAGCGGTACCGCTTCCGAAGAGTTCAAATGCAATGTTGTTGGTCAAGTTGCGGAATCCGCCATCCATTTGAAGCTTTGCAGCGTCAACGAATGCACCAGCGTTGCTCTTGGTTTGTTCCATGAGCAAGTTGGTGATGGTGACCAGTTGGTAATCCTGAATCACGTACACGAAGAACGAAGCGAGCTGGGTTGGGGTCTGGTTACCTTGTGCTTGCGCGAAGGTGTGAGACCGTCCTTGAGGAACGCCGTATTCGAGTGGCACCGGAATGTATTTACCGGCGAATCCATCTGGAGACTCGTCCTTGGGAACGAGAGCCAGAAAAGGGTTTTCTTTGTACACGAGATCCTTCATGTACTCTTTGTCGTCTTTGTAAAGTTCCTTCAACGCAGCAATCTGGTTGGAACTTGTAGCGTATGTAGCCATTGTTTTTGCTATTCCTTATGTGCTTCCCACTACTGCCAGTCTCCTGGTGTCCGGTGAGTCACACGGTTTTGTTATTTTAACTCACCCTTGAAGGCGAGTAGTGCTCGGTCACGCGCTGAAAGCGGCTTCTGAGCACCCATTGAGTTTGTTAGTGTTTTCAATCCTTGTGGCTGCTTAGTTGGAGTTGCTGGTTTGAGCCTCTCTTGCACCTTCTTGATGCGAGAGAATTTGAGTGCTTCTTCCACAAGATAATCTTCCACGGCCTGAGTAGCTTCTTCAACGGTAAGAAGTCTTCCTTCTTCGTTAAAGGTTCGCTCGATCAGCTCGACCACATCCTTTGTGGCACCGGCTTGTTTGACAGTTTCGAAGTTAGGGTCACTGGTAACCAGGTCCTTCACTTCGTTTGTGATCTGACGAATAGCTTGCTGATACGCTGCAGACTGTGATTGCTCGATTTGCTTGCGGGTGTTCTCTTGTTCTTCTCTGAGGGCACGGATTTCATCTTGAACCTCCTGTCGCACCCGACTCAAAGCCTGTGCTTCGGGTGACTGCGCAGCGATTGCCTGTTCTGAAATGTCGTCATACGAGATCCCAAGCTTGGAAAGAATTCCAAACGCATTACCTTTTAGGTCATCAATAGAGATGTACTTTGAATTGTCAATGCTGGGGGATTTGGCGAGTTCAGCTTCACGAGCTGCGAGAGCGGCCTCACGAGCTTTGAAGGCGCGGTCCTGTTCAGAGGCTTTCTGACGGATCGCTCTTTCCCTCTTAGCTAGTTGGGCATACTGTGAGGAGAGTGGTTCATCCTTTACTTCTTCAGAAGAAGTGGAGTGAGTAGCTTCACTGGTGTCCTTACTGGACGATTCTACAG